CGGGTCGCGTTTTTCCAGCTCGGACACCAGGAAGGCACCGCCGGAGGCGATACCGGCGGCGTCCATGGTGGGAACGCCCGCCCCAATTCCGGGCACTGACGCTTTCCCGGTGCTGAACGTCCCGGCGTTGAATGTGCCTGTGTTCTGATACATAGTGATTTCCCTCCTATCAGGCGTTGTTGATGGTGAGGATGCGCAACTCCGCCACGTTGTTGGCGTCGGCGGGGCCCGCCCACTGGCAGTTTGTCAGCAGGACGGTGTTGGCCGCCGTGCTGTCCGCCGCCGCCTCGAAGCCGCCCACGGCGGCATTGGGCAGCGCGGCGTTTTCCGCCACCCGCACATAGACCGCCCCGCCCAGCTTGGGCGTGCCGTTCTGGCACTTGACGTTGACGCAGCCGCGCATGAAGACGGGCACCGCCTCCTGGGGGGCGTAAGCGCCCACGTCCTGATCCAGGTAGTTCAGCGCGCTCTTGAGCTCCCGGGCGGCCACGCCCACGAACTTCTCAGCGGTGGCGCCCGCGCCCATTGGGATCACCGCGCCGCTGGCGTCATACACCAGGGCGGCGCCGAAGGCGATCTGCGCGGTACCCCCGGCAGGGCGGGTGTCTACGATCATATCCGGCTGGCGGGCGTAGCTGCCAGCGAATCCATGAGGCATGGTCATGCCGATGTTCTGAGGATGCAGTCCCATGATTAGACCTCCTTTTCCTGTCGCTTGTGCGGGTTGCGGGCGGCATAGGCCGCCTGAGATTCCGCACAGCGCTGCTCGTAGCTGGTGGCGGCGGACTGATCCGCCGCTTTCTTGGCGCTGGACGCGGCGGCGGCGTCAATGGCGGTCAGCTTGCCCGGGTCCTGGATAGCGGACAACACCGCGTCCGTCACCTGGGCCCGCACGGCCTTGTCCTCAATGGATGCCACAATGGGCCGGACGGTACGTAGGATGGCCGCGGCGGCGTCCTTGGCAGCGGGAGAGGCGCAGGCGTCCCCTGCCTCGTCAACAGGGATCACCACGGCCTTCTCGCCACCCTCTTCCCCGGTCAGCTTTCTCAGCGCCTCGTCCAGATCAGACTCATCGTGCATACGCTCCTCCTTGCGGTCTTCCTTGCGCAGACCTTCCAGGAGCTCCAGCACACGATCCAGTTTCGATCCCAGGTCGTCCCCCTTGGGAGCCTGCTCCACCATCACATCTCCCACGCTCTCAGCGGCGGGCGGCGCAGACGCGGCCCCCGCAGGGTCTGCGTCCAGCGCGGCGGCGGCAGTGCTTACCAAATCCGGGATCTCCTCCGGGCTGGCATCCTTCACCGCCATGCCGAACGCCCGGAGAATCGCTTCACCAAGTTTGCTCATAACTTTTGTTCCTTTCCCCGCCTCCTGGGCGGAATCTTTTATCGATACGGAGGCCCCCGCCCTGCCCCGTGGGACAATAGCGACATGGTTCCCTAGTATCCCTTTTTGGGCATACCCACAGCCGGATGGCTCATAGACGCATAAATATCCGCAACTTACTTGCCTCTTGACGTTGTTCAGCACGTCAGAGGCCAGGGCGGCGTCATCAATATGGAGGTCTGCTATCACATACTCCCCGCTTCGCCTGATATTCTGGGCGTGTCCCCTGGTGTAAGCGCCAAAGGTCTCCGCCGTGACGTTTTCGGGCGGGTGGCCATCTGTGACCGGGCAGCCCTCGAAGCTGGCCAGAGCGGACGCGGCAAAAACCTCCTCCGGCTCCCGCATGACTTTTATCACCCGCTCGGGATCTCCATCCAGCCCCAGCTCCCAGGCCAGGTAATCCTGAGTCCCCGTCCGGGCAATCGGCACATCAGTGCAAATAATTCCGCCGCTCGGTTTTTCTGTAATATGGTCGGAAATCGCCGTCCCATAATAGGCAAGCATGGTTTATCACCCCTCAAACAAAAAATCGAGGTCAACCCCTAAGAAGCTCTTAGAGATCAACCTCGATTGGTTCTTCCATCCCGTCAATTCGGGATCGGGCGCAATGTTAAGTTTTCAGTTCCTTATAGGACACGATCTGCATCTTGACTGTTCCATCCCGCATCTGCTTTAGCTGGATGCGGTGGCCCTGGGCCAGCGCATTCTCAATGGCCTGCTTTTCCCGCTCAGTCATCCTGGGCCTCTCTGTTCTCCCGGTTGGTTTTGCGGTACAGCCGCTCCCAATCGTGATATTTTTCGTCCCCCAGGAACTTCCCCGTTTCTTTGTCCTGGTTGGAGAACTTATGTTTCATAAAGGTCTGGAAGCTGGGAACTTTGCTTCCCAGCGTTTCTTTATAGCGCTCCCACTGACGGTACGACGCCAGCCATTGCTCCCTGCCGCGCTCCTTGCCCCGATATGCCTTGATCTGCTTCTCCGTTCTGGGATCACGCGTGGGCGGATTTTTCTCAAAACTGGAAAAATCTTTGATCTTTTGGATTTCTTCCTCCGTCCGTCCCATTGGTGTCCACCGAACCAGCTGATGGAGGCAGTTCGGGTGAATATTGAGATAAGTGTTGGCCAAGTCATCCGGCCCGCTGACGTCCACCTTCCCAAACGCTTCTGTTATCGCAGGGAAATCCGGATCCCGTCCGCTCTTTGAGTACACCCGGCCCTCAAAACCTGCGCACAGCTTGCAGGTCGTCCCATGGCTGCTGATTTTGAACAGATCCCAGTTGTCATCCCCGGTGAGTACGGACAAAACCTCCGCCTGCCGCGAAGTGGTGCGCAGCACCATACTGCCATAGGTGTGCAAGCTCCAGTGGCGACCCGCTTTGTCAATGAACGCGGTCACGCCCTCCCGGCGCAGAGCTTCCACAAAATCAGGAAGAGCTTTGTACGCGCCCCGCCCCATGGCCTGGGCCTGGGCTGTCTGCTCCAGCCCCACCCGGCGGAACACGTCCGGCTCCGTCCGGCCGATCAGGGCGGAGCCGAGGGTGGCATAGGTCGTGGCGTGCGCCTCCACCAGCTCGCCCATGAGGTTCATGGTCAGGCGCTGAACGATGTCGGTCTGCTCCCCGGTGAGGGCGGCGGCATTTTCGTACCCGGCCAGGTGCTTCTCCGGCGTCTCCGACCGGGCGGATGGCTTGCGGACTTTGGGGTTATGTACGTAGAAGTAGCGCTCGATCATTTTGGGGACGTACTCCCAGTCATCATTCTCCAGCTTCCGCAGGATGGCTTGCACCCGCTCGAGGGCCGCTTCCGCGTGGTAGTCCACCAACCCCCTGGAGCGCAGGCGGCCGATCTCATTGATGATATCCGTCTCCGCCTTGAGATACTGCTGGATCAGGCGCTGAAGCTCTTTTTCAGCCGCGACGCGGTGCAGTGCGGGCATTTAACCGTCCTCGTCATCCAGATCGTCATCGTTGACGATCTCAATTTCCGGGAAGAACTGCTCAGCGTATTCTTCCAGCTCTTGAAGCGTTGCCTTCGGGTATTTCTCCAGAAAATCCATAATCTCTACTTCAAACCCAAAAGAATTTGCGCCCATTCCTACAGCAAGCAGCGCCATCTCATCACGTTTGCTTTCTGCCTTGCCCGCATACTTTTTCAACAGCAATTTCTGGCACTCGGTCATTTCCTGCACCATGTCTACCATTTCCCCTTTCGGATACTGTTGATATATGCCTCATTCCCAACGATCGGAATGCGGGCACTAAATCGATATTCACCTGGCCCAATTACTGTAAACTGGTAGTAATGTTTCCCGAAAAAGTAATCCGAACTCTCCCCCGGCTTCAGATTTGGATGATCCGTAAATATCCCGCTGGTCACCCGCTCGAATTCTTTCCTGCTCATCTTGGCCTTCGCTTGTTTTATTTTACCACTTTTCTTCTTGGATGTCGAGGATTTTCCAAGTTTTCCATAAGAAAACTGCCCGTTTTTCGCCCGGGGCTGACCCTTGTAGTCCGTTGTCAGGCTGTCCCCCGTTTCTCGGTCAAAAGGGCCGGCTTCCTCTCCCCCAAATCCGACGCCCGCCAGAGGGTCACGTAAAGCGGTCACATCCTGGTACGTCTTACCCTTGTTGGCCTCGATCTCCCCATCGGTGATGCTGCCGAACATTCCCGTCTCCTCCGCCAACTTCTTCAGTTCCATCTGTGCAGTATCTACGTTTATCAGCCCAGCCTGGAAAGCGTCCCGGATGGCGGTGGTCTTGCGCTCCACAATCTCCGCTGTTTCTTTGACTTTCGGCTTCCAGAGGGGCGGGAAGGAAATCTCAAGACCCTCTGGAAGCTCTCCCCACGCCGACATGGCCAGCACCGGGAGGAGCTGCTGGAGGATGGGCCGCAGCTTGCTCTCCCGCAGGGTGTCTATGTAGTCGTAATAATTCGTCAGGTCGCTTTCCCCGGTGGCATCCATACCGGAGGGGGAGCGTCCGAACAGCTTCGTCATTGGAATTCGGCTGGCCCCGGACAGATCAAGGGCCATGGATTCATATACCTCTTGCAGCCCGGTGAAGGTATACTGGGTGTTGTGGATTTGATTTCCCTTGTCCACCAGGCGCAGTCCGAAGTTGGACTGAACTACGCTCTGCGCCTGCATGGTGTTCCAGAACCGCCGCTGCATATCCCCTGAGGTGAGGGAAAACAGTTGATCCAGCCCAGGATATTCCATGGTGTCCACGTTGGCCCGGAAGGTCAGCGCGGCCATGTTTGCCGCAACATTGTTGTGCTTCACCACATCCTGGTACAGCGATTCCACCTCGCTGGCCCCCCAGTACATCTCCGTCATGCGCTCCAGATAGGGAAGATCCCGCCCCGTGAAGCGGATTACCCTGGAGTGATGTACTCGGGCCGCCACGCCGCCCTCCTCGCTGTTGATTGTGTAGTAGCCCGGCACCATCCGCCCCCGGCGGAACACCAGTCCCGCTTCCGGCGTGATCCCGCACCAGCGGTCCAGGATGTACAGCCCCTGGAAGGACCCGGGCAGTACGGTCTCCAAATCCAGCGGGCGATCCAGCATCCCCTCCTGGCCCCGGATCACGATCAGTCCGGCGGCCCCGCCGTACAGACGGCCCCAGCGCAAACCCTCATTTATGCTCTCCCGCAGTCCTGTTTCCATCTGCACCTGTTCCAGACGGCGCAGGCGCTCGGGGTCCAATTTTTCGGACAATCGGAACCATTCCCGGCACATATCGTCCGGGATGATGCCCACGACATTCTGTACCACCCAATTTTCGCGATACAGGGAGTTGAGCAGGGCATAATTGCCCGTCATTCGGGTCAAGGGGTACTCCGTGGCCTCCAACGGAGACTGGGATCCGTACCCCAGGCGGAACAGCGGGTTGGAGAAGGCGTCCAGCGTCATTACCGCGCCGGACTGTGCCGGCACCGCAGCCTGGGCCGCGCCTGCTCGGCCGCGGTTCTTTTTCCTGCTCATGCTACCCCCCCTCTCCGTACCGCCACGCGGGCAGGCAGGTGTTCACAAAATAACGCAAGGCGTCCGGCCCGTGGTCCATGCTCTTTACCGGCTTCTCCGAGCCCGCCAGCGCCGCCTTGCTGTCCCAGACATAGCTTCCCAGCTCGTTCACCAGCCCCACGCAGCGCCGGTGTACCCGGATTCTTTTTTGACTGAACAGCGTGCTTACCCGGCGCAGTCCGTCCAGCACATTGTTATCGCCTGAAATGACATACACTTGGCGCTGGTTCAGCTGTGTGATGAAACTGGCCGCGGACGGATCCACCACGGCGGGGCAGAAATGCTGGGGATCGTCGCCCATGAAGCGGATGAAATCGTCCGCATACTCACTATCAGTTTTTTGGCGTCCGCCGGTCGTATCATCCCTACTGTCCCAGCGGTATTCGTTGTCCACCCATATCGTCTCTCCGTCATCGTAGATATCCAGGAGCACAAATGGATTGACTGTGCCGTAGTCACAGGCGATGCGTCGGGTGGCCACGTTATACAGGGCCACCGGGCGGTCCCCATCCTCATAGCAATGGACGTCCGGGTCAAACATATCGAAGATCAATCCGTCTCCCGCCGTCCATTCCCCCAGCACATAGCGTCGGTAGAACACGCCGGAGTGCATTCGCTCATATTTGGCCTTCGTCTCTGCGGACAGACCGGGGTTGTCGTCCATGACAAAGTGGAGGTGGGTGGCGTCCTTCTCCTCCAGCTTCAAAATCCATTCCTTCCGGAACCAATGCTCCGGCACATCCGGGTTGCAGTTGAACCAGAACTTTGCCCCGTGGACGGAGCATCGCGCCAGCGCCTGCTCCACGAAGGATCGGGGCTGGAGCGCCGCCTCGTCCAGCAGCACCCCCGCCAGGGTCACGCCCTGTATGAGCATATAGCTCGACTCGTCCCGCCCTCCGAACACGTAAAAGAAATTCTTTTTCCGTCCGCGGGAAACGGTGAGCAGATGGTCCGATTTGGCGTAGCGCAGCGAGAACTCCCGTTTGAGATACGCCACCCCCAGCAAGGGCCGGATGATGTTGCGTTCTACGGCGCTCACAGTCTTTCCGCATAACGCGAAGTTGCAGTCCTTGAACGCCCCCATGGCCCACAGGATGAAGGACAGAGACATGACGGAGGTCTTCCCCGAGCGCACAGCTCCGTCACAGATCAGCGCACTCTTCCCGGTGTACGGCCACCGCAGGATGTCAAGTTGCTTCTTCGATAGCATGGGCAGACTCCTTGAGCGCGGCAGTGATGGGATCGTCATCCGGCATCCCGGGTCGGTCATTCTCAGCGTCTGCGCCCTCCCGCCAGCCATAGCAGCAGCTCAGAGCGAACTTGGCACCCTGGGCACCCTTCCCGTCCAGCCTGGTGATCCAGTAATCCTCCATCTTGGCCCGCGCCCGCTCGACCACGTCTTTGCAGCCGTCAAGGCCGGCATAGTTGCTCCATGTCTCCTTGCTGATCCCCAGGTGCAGCATCAGACCCGCCATGCTGGGTGGGCGCAGCCACTTGGTGGTCACAATGGGCCCTCCTCGTACGCCGGGATCCTTCGTCTTTTCCTGGAGCAAAATGGTTTTCCATTCCACCTTGCCCTTTTCGTCCACCTCGCCGGTGGGAATAGAGACGACCGCCGGGACCTCATAGGAAATGGACGCAAAATAGGCGTTTACGGCCTTCTCCAGCGCGGCCGCCGTCCCATATTTCCGCTTTCTCCCGGACATGGTGATCCTCCCTCCTGCCTGCTGTAAGCCAATCAAAATCCCAAGCGCCTGGGAATTTGCCATAACACGCGCGGGTACGCGCCCGCGTTGCGGGTCAAGAAATGCGTCTGGTGCGGCCTGCCAGAGTCGAACCGGCATATATCCTGGTCCGCATATGTGGCGCTATCGCAGTACCCGCGCCATTTTTCCGTGTCGTCTTTGCGGCATTGGTGCCTTAACGCCACTTTTCTACCGTTTGTCATGGGGTCGTTCCAAAGTGGTAAAGCCAACACATCCCGTTGGCACAGAAACCGGCTCATGCACCGGGTTTCTGCATATGGCCCCGCCGCGGCGGGCACCAACGGCGGGAAATGGGAGCGATTTGCCGCTGGCCGGAATCGAACCGGCGATGAAGGTGAAGCAGTTGCCGAGACAACTGCCCGGGTGTTCCCTTTGCGTTAGACCACTTCGCCACAGCGGCATAAGGCCCTCGGCTCCGGGGCGGCGGACGCGAGTATCCGCCGCCCCACCGAAGGGGTAGGAGAAAGACGGAGCGCGGAGGTTGGCGAGCCCTCCGCGCTCCTATCGTAGCATGGACATGACAGTCCGTGCCCCCAAATGGGGGCATTTTTGAAAATTTTTTATTTTTCCTCCTGGTCCCACAGTTCGTCCATGGTTACGCCAAAAAAATCGGCCAGCAGCTTCAGTACATCACTAGGTGGGACCCGCTCCCCCCGCTCGTATCTGGAAATCATATTTCTGGACAACCCACATAGCTCCGAAAGCACCCGGCGGCTTATCCGCCTGCGCTCCCGCAGCCTCCGCAGATTTTGAGAAAACGCGCTGGTCATCCGCCCTCACGCTCCCCAGTGCAGATACTGCCCTTTCCCGTCCGGATCCAGCTCCCGCAGAATGGCCCGGGCGGCTTTCCTGGTCAGGGCGGCAATGGCCTCGTCCTCTGTGTCATAGGCAAAGAACAGACCCCCGGCTGTCCTGTACAGGATAAACTCATGGCTGGGCTGCCAATGCCTGCCGTCCCCGCAGAACAGGGGGCCCATGTCCACCAGCCGGGCGTAGTGGGCCACCGCCTCCGCCCGGTCTGTGTCGTATACCCTTCCGTCTATCATCGCCTTCATGGCTTTGTCCTCCTTTCGTCGCCGAACGTTACACATCTACAAGGCTATAGAGAAGCCCGAACCTCCCCGCCCAGGCGGAGAGAGCCGCGCCGTATATACGTCATAAAACCGTCATGGGATTTTTCAAGGTGCCGCGGTTGCCCCGCTATTCCGCCGGTTGGGGGCGGGCTCCCGCACATATTTGAAGTAGCAATATCCATATTTTGTCTGCTTGCTCTCCACCAGTATGTAGCCCTTGGGAGCTTTGGGCGGGCGCTTCTCCGAGTACTCCCGCTTCACCTCCACGGGCTTGTCCTTTGTGGGCTTGAGCAGGTTGGCCGTCTGCTTCCATCGGCGGCGGCCGCCCTGCTCCGGCGTCCAGTGGTCAAAGAGGTAATTGGCCAGCCCCGTGTAGTCCTGACCATGGTCTACACCATTATAAGTATTGTGCGCCCGCAGGCGCTTAATCTGCTTGATCTCGCCCAAATACCACAGCTTGTGGATCAGGGACTCCGGGACACCCTCGGACACCATATGGAAATGGATGCGGTGGGTGGACTTGCCCCGGCCCATGTAGATCCTGATCCGGGCCTTTGGGCAGCGGTACTGGATGCGGCGGATAAAATTATCCCGGATCCTCCGGGCGTCCTCGAAGGTATGTACCTCATACTCATCGCTGAGGGTGAGGGTGCTGTATAAGGAGGTGGGGCCAAAATTGGCGTTGAAGCCCTGGGCGTGGCGGCGCTTCGCGATTGCCAGATTGAACGCCGCCCGCTCGTCCTCGTTCTTGAAACGGGGGCGGGGCGGCTTTGCCTTTTTCACGTCCGCCCGGTCCGAGACGTTGTAGTACACCAGCTCACACACCGCCCCAGAATCCGTGCGCACCTTCATCCGCTTCATTTGGCCCCTCCTTATATAATCACTTTTCCGCCTTTCGGCGGCCCCCGCCGTTGACCGGCTTCTTTGCTGTGCAGCCCGCCCCGGGCGGGCACGGCCTGCAATGCCCTGTGATCAGCAGATAGTCGCAAGTACGTTCCGTTTTACTCTGCGCATACAGGGATCCCAAGTACATACAGCCCTTACAGGCCGCGTTCGCCCCCCCTGGGCGGCCCCGCTTTTTCTTATCCATGGCGTTTTGCTCCCCTCAGCCCCCAATCCGCGTCCAGGCGGAGCAGCGCTCCTTTAGGTCGCGCACCAGCTGCCCGGTGCGCCCGCAGGTACCCCAGTACGGATTCCCTCCAGGATCGCGGCCACTCCCTGAGCGGTAGCAGCCACAAGTGTAACAGCACACCATAGCCGTCTGCGGTTGAGGTGAGCGGCGGGCCGGGGCTTGTCCGCCCCGTTGAGACGGAGCGGGCTTCGGCTTTGGCCTTGACGGGGCGAAGGCGCCGCCCGCCATCCCCAGCTGCTCCGGCTCCTGGATCTGTACCTCCAGCACACGGACGCCGCCCAGGTGTTCCAGCGCCATGACGACAGCCTCCTTTACCCCCAGCGGCTCCACCGTCAGGTCGTCCACCTCGATGTGTAGCAGCGCGCCGCTCATGGCATGGCCTCCTCCCTGCTGATCCGCTCGAACCCGATGACCCACACCCAGCTATTTTCCGTACAGCCGGGGTACATGATGGCAGAAACATAGCTTTTTGTCCGCGTCCCTCGCTTTGTCAGTCTTTCCATGTCTACTCCTTTCCCTCCCGAGCTAACTGCCCTGGGCGCACCACACCCGGCCCCACTCGGCAGACCGGGAAGATCAGTCCTGACACGCCGCCCCGATTCTGTGGCGGCTTCTCTTCTCCGGTCAAAATCCCTCCATCTTTTCCTGTTTCTCAAACTGCCGCCACGGCTCCCGCCATGCCACGCCAATATAGTCCAGCACATGACCCCAGCCGTACCAGCTCCCATCGGGCAGCTGATCCACATGGTTCATCCAGAACTCCCACTCCTGCGGGCTACGATTCCACAGCTGGTCAAATCGGTGGGGCCGCTTTTCCAGGTGGATGCCGAAGCCGCACATGGAACACCCTGTCCGCTGGGCTTTCGTAGTTCTTAGTGTCCCGTCTGCATCCCGCACGATCTCGCCATAAATCTCCGGCACCGGCACATTCAGTTCCAAGGCCAGAGTCAAGAGATCTTGCCGGGAGAAAATAGCAAAGGGGCAACTGCGCTTGACCCCCGGCGATATGTAGTTGCAGCCGTTTATCATTAGTGCTTTTTGCCGCCGCCCACCCTCAGAGGCCATCAACCCCATGTATGGGAATTGTCCTGTCTGTTTTGCGTAATCGTCACAGGGCTTTTCCTTGAGGTAGTGGCAGCATTTGTCGCTTACTGGGAAATCCGGCGTCTGATAGTTGACACCTTCCGCCTCGTTCTCATAGCCGCCAAACTTCTCCAGCCATTTCTGAGACATCTTCATACGGGTACCCTTGCGGTATCCGCCATAAACTCCAGTTTCACCAGTGATGATAGCGTGACGGACGGTGGCATTCTTCTCACTTGGGCGCTGGAGCAGACTGACCTTACCCGCAATCTCCTTGCTCAGCACCGGCCACCCAAACTCTCGGATGACCTCCACTTTACTTTTCAGCGGCTTCAGTGGCTCCACGCCAAGAACCTTGTGAACCGCCTGGATGCTCTTATCCTCCAGCACCGACACGGACACGGCAGGCACGTCGATCCCGATGGACCGCAGGAACAGCAGTAAAGTGATACTGTCCAACCCACCCACCGCCACATAGCAGTTCCCGGCAATATCCGGGTGATTGTAAAACTCCCAGGCCCGGGCATAAGCGTACTTTTTCTTGAAGTTGTAGTCCTGAGCCTGCTTTACCTTGAAGTTCGCTATTTTCTTGTCGGTATTATTTTCTTTTGCCCGTTCGATTACATTTTTTGTCATAGTCTCCTCCATCGTCACTGAGATTGCCTGTTTTCTCAATCTTCGCAATCGCCCGGAACACCGGATAAAACTGCTGCGGCACTACGGCATTGCCTAAGCATCCAAGTCGGTCTAAAAGCTCTCCTTTGTCAGTGTGCGGATATCCCGCCAGCGCGGCACATTGGGCCAGTGCTTCTCAAGCACTTTTGTGGGGTAATCCGCCCATTCGCATTGGCCGACCGTGCGAAAGCCGGCCTGCTCCGCCGCAAGGTCAAGGCCGCCGATCCCGGTGAACAGGGAGAGGTGGGTTAATTGGATGCTCACCCTGTGGATCCCTCCCCTCACTTTTCATCCTATCATGTCAAACAGCGAAATCGTCTCTTCTTTCGTCTCGAACTCCTTCAGGTACCCAACAGCATCCCGAAAATAATCGTTGTTCAGCTCGATGGTGTACCCCCGCCTTCCAGCCTTCATGGCCTCCAGCGCCACCGTGCCCAACCCGCCGAAAGGATCCAGCACCAGATCTCCCGGATTGCTGTAGCGGTTGATGAGCCGGTCCGCGATATCCAACTGGAGCGGGCAGACATGAAGCGCCTGCCGCCGTTGGCTCTGGCTGGTGTTCAGCGTCCTCATGCGGTTGATGTCGTCCCACACCTGATCCGTCCAGCTCCCCGGCGCCACCACCATGAAGGTGGCGGGCAGACGGCCATCCGCGTCCAATTTCTTGGCCAGGGCCACATGATCCTCATAGCTATACACCGATCCCCGGCTGTATTTGCGGTACGCCGTCTGGAGACGGTCTACCGGGATCTCCCCCAATTCCGCTTTGGTCAGTAGCCGGTCGCCGCTGGAGCGCCAATAGCCGTGGGCGTCCAGCTGCCACTGGGCGCGGGTGTATTCCTCTTTGGTTTTGCTCACCGGCTCGTCGGCGTAGGCTTTGGAACGGTCTGTTGGCAGTTTGCGGAACAGCAGAATGTACTCCGGGCACCCGACACCCATTTTGGTGCCGTCCTTGCACTGCTCCGTCCAGCCCAGGCGGTAGGTCTGGTTATTCTCCCGCACCACATCCGTGACCACCGTGATCATGCCAAAATAGGCAAAGCCATGGCGCATATAGTGCTGAATGCAAAGTGCGTGAAAAGGTTCCATGGTAGGCATACCCATGCCGGTGGCATTGCCAAACAGCACCCGGTCTTTCACATGACAAGCAAATACCCGTCCCGGCTTCAGCACCCTCAGCAGATTGGGCGACAGGTAGTCCATCTGCTCAAAAAAGCGGACTGTGTCCTCGTTGTGTCCGAAATCGTTATAGCTGGGGGTGTACTCATAGTGGTTGCTGAATGGGATGGAGGTGACGATCAGGTCAACGCTGTCCGCCTCCATCCGCGCCGTCTCCTCCACGCAGTCGTTATTGACGGCGGTGAAGTTCTCGCCCTTGACTTCCACGCGATCCGCTCCAATACTCCGGGCCATTTGCGCGGCAGCTCGAGCCCCGCCCAGCCCGTATTTTTTCATGATCTCCCGCATTTTCTCCTGCAAATGGTTATGCTGCTCCCATTTGGTCATCAGCGCCCGGTAGATCGGATCCTCAGCCTCGGTGCAGATCACGTCGATGATCACCCGCTCGGTCTGTAGAAAGCGGTAAATGCGGTGAATGGCCTGAATGAAATCATTGAACTCATAGTCGATTCCCACGAAAATGGCCCGGTGACAGTGCCGCTGGAAGTTGCAGCCCGAACCGCTGAGGCTCTTTTTCGTGGCAAACAACCGGGTACGGCCTTCGGAGAAATCGACCACCCGCCGCTCCCGCTCGTCGTAGTCCATAGAGCCGTAGATGTCCACCGTCTCGGGCAGCGTCGCCTTGAGAGCGTGCCGCTCCGCCTCCAGGTCATGCCAGAGGATGAAGTGGGCGGCGGGGTCGCTGTCCACGATCTCCTTTGCCTTCGCCACCCTGGCCGCGATGCTTTCCCGCTTTTCCCGGCTGGCCTCAGACAGGGACATTGCCGCGTCGTTGATGATCTTGTACTGGCCGTCCCGGTCTTGGTTGTCGTTGTAATGGTCGCTCACCACGTGGCGGCGCACCTCCAGGGGCGGCAGGTCATAGCCCTCATCCGGGTAGCCCAGGTCAGACGGTTTTGTGATGACCAGCGCCCATGTGGACAGCCACAGCCAGAATTCGTCCTCCTTGTGAGGGTACAGCGTCAGGTTGTTGGCCTTGGTGCTGTCCCGCTGGAAAAACCGGGTCAGCGCCTGTCCGGTGTCCATCACCTCCAGGTACCCGGCGTAATGAATCAGTTCTTTGTACTTGTTGGGCGACGGCGTGGCCGTACACACCAGCTTGTATTTCACGCCCCGGAATTTATCCAGGAACGTCTGGTAGGTCTTACTGCCGAAGGATCTCAGCACCGACGCCTCATCCAGCGCCGTGGCGCAGAACGCGGCGGGATCCATATCACCGTCCCGCACCCGCTCATAGTTGGTCATGAGGATGGGTGCGTCCCGGTGCTCCGCTGCCTCCGCCATGGTGCGCACATAGGGCGGAGAATCCATGCCCAGCAGCTCCGCCGCATCCCGGCTGAACTCCTGGCGCACCCCCAGTGGAAGCACGACCAAGGCTTGTCCGCCCTCATGGGCAGCGGTGAGGCGGCACCACTCCAGCTCCTGCACCGTCTTGCCCAGGCCAAAGGACTCAAACAGCGCCCGCCGGCCGCCATGGCATGCCCAGATCACCGCGTCCCTCTGGTGGGGCTTCAGCGCCGGGTTGACATCCCTCGGGCCGATCTCGAATCCCGTTTTTGGCGCCACCTGGATCTTGCTTTTCAGAAAATCTAAGTACATCCCGCACCCCACCATTCCGCGGCGGCCAGCACGGCGTTTGCATACGCCCGCCTGCCGGTGTCGTATCCGGCGTTGTACGCCGTGAGGGCCGCTACTGGGTCACCATACTGCCCCAGCAAGCGGCCCAGATATTCGATCCCGGCCCGCAGATTGTCCTCCGGGGACAGCTTGTCCGGGAAATAATCGCGGTTGAGCTGCATCAGCCCATAGCACTGGCCGTTGTCTGCGTCCGCCATGAAACAGCTCTCCACCTCGATCACGCCCAAAGCCAGAGCCACAGGTACATCGTTTTCCGCGCAGGCTTCGAAAAGCACCGCTTGGAGGTCCGCGCTCAGCGGGATGGCTGGGTCGTAAATACACATTGAGATTTCCTCCGATTGTTCAGGCTCCGCCACGGTCGGCTCAATGCGGACTGTGGCCACGGGGATGTGCTCGGTCTCGCCCGCTGGCGCGATGGGACGATCGAGATACCAGATGACAATTAAGGCTATCGCTACCGCCATCGCTGGAAATGCCATGAAGGCAAACAGGTTATCAAGAGGAGGTCTCTTCATCCGCACACATCTCCCTGTACTGGACTATGCTCACGCCGCCCACGTTGAAATAGACTTCGTAAAAATCGGGGAAAGTGCGCTGCTCCAGCTGCGAGATATTAAACACAGCCGCAGCTCTCTCGATGCCATCAATCAGAGTCAGCGTCTTGCGAATGCACCCCAGCCCCATATCCTCCTGGCGAGCATTCAATATGTTCAAATCCAGCCCGCTCAACTCTTCCTCCACCGCGCGAAGTTCATCCTGGGCGCCCAGCAGCTCCCCTATTGTCATGACCGCCGTCCTCCTTCCCTCGGAAAGCCCTGATACACCAGAACATCCCCCGACAGAAACCCAAACCAGTTGAAGTTCTCCGTGCTGACCAGGAGCCCCACCGGCTCCTCGAACACCTCAATGCCGCTTTCAACGCAGACGGACATTGGATCCCTGAACGGATCTTCCTCGATCTTCTCGGGAGCAAACTCCACTCCCGTCGGCGCGCTTGCTACGACACCGCGCACAGCGTCCAGCTTGTCCAGCGTCTCTTGCTTTGTCATGACCGCATCCTCCTTCCCGCGTACTGCCCGGGGCAGTACCTACGATGGGGCGCGAACGCCACCAGGTTGCCGCCCACCGGGCCGGCCAGCGTCCGCTCGCCCTTGATTCACTCGCCTTCGTCGTGATCGCTCCTTCGTTGGTCAACCCCTCAGGGCTTGTCCTCCGGCGGGGGTCACCCGCCGGACTTCTTCTGTTCCGCTCTCAGCCTTGCGCCCTGCTCACAGAAATACACAATCAGACGCTTGGTGAGGTCTGGCAGCTGATCCGCCGACTTCAAATAAGTACTGAGATCATCGCATTCTGTGCCGTCCGCCATGATGTTCCGAACGGTCACGCCATCGGGATATACCTTTGCCATTTAGATCACCTCATTGCAGGGTTATGTATTCGATGGATTGTCCTATTACAGAGGAACATTTCCCCTTGCTATCCGCCTCACCCTGTGTTAAAATGAGGATGAGGACTGGATTTGTGTGCTTCGGTTCTTCTTTGCCCCGCCTGGTGTTCGCGGCACCCGGCGGGGCGCTTTTGCGGTTTTTCACGCGCTGTCCTGCGCCTGGTCGGCGCTTGGCCCTTGCCCCCCTCCCCGCCGATGTGGTAAAATCTCGGCGAAAGGGGTGATCATTTTGATAACTGAATACTACGTACTAAACGCTCTTTCTGGTGGCGGCTGGTTTACGGTTGATGAAATAGCCCCATCGTCTGAATGGGACGATAGATGGGCCACCAAAAAAATAATTGAAATGCTGGAAGGCGTGGGATTAGTTGAATCCTTGCGTTCTAGTGACAATACCAATTCCTATCACATTTCCATCGCTGGAGAATATCGCTTGCAACAGTTAAAAGAACAACTTGACCACCAGCAAAGGGCAGAGGCCGACAGCCAGAAACAAAACAGAGAAAATCGAATCTGGCAGCTAATCAGTGTCACCATTGGCCTGCTAACTTTAGTAACAACAGTGTTATTTGGCATATTAGGGTTACTGCGTTGATTGCAAAAATCAACTTGCACCATTTGCACATAGCGCTCACCTCTTTTGTTCAGTTTTCTAAACTCTCATGGTAAAAAAATAGCTTGGAATATCCGCAAACGGGATGTCTAGCACTAAGCAGATTCTCTCTATCTCGCTCTGCCTGAATTCAGCTTTGCTGTTCAGTTTTAGGCTGTAAGTAGTCGGCGTCAGCCCGATTGCCGTTCCAACATCCTCTTGCCTCAGTCCAACTTCCTTGGTCCGACCCTTCAATCGAGAGTAGTCCCACAAAGTAATCACCTCCGATTCAGTTTTTCTAAACCAGATAATAACATAGGGCCACCGAAGTTGTCAATAGCGGTTTTCAATTTTTCTAAACTTTTTTTATTTTTCTTTTATCTTGATATTGATTTTTCTAAACTTATGTGATATAGTGCCCTTAGACTGGAGGGGATGCAAATGGACGAAAAGGTAAGTTGTGCTCAAAGAATCCGACAAGGGCTGGACATTCGAGGCCTAACTCAAAAGGATTTATGCGACAGAACGGGCATTCCAAAAAGTGCAATGAGCCAATATTGCAATGGAGCTTTTATTCCAAAGCAAGAACGTACTGCTCTAATTGCTCAAGCTCTGGGCGTAAACGAAGCCTGGCTTATGGGTTATGATGTCCCAATGGAACGGGCGATTCCATCCTCGCAAACTCTCCCCTCTAACATCATCCCCATACCCAAAACCTACAAAGTCCCTCTGGTTGGAACCATCGCCTGCGGTCAGCCGATTTTGGCCGTAGAGGATGCGGATGAGATTGTCGAAGTCCCGGAGCATATCAAAGCAGATTTCGCCCTGCGATGCAAGGGAGACAGTATGGTTGACGCCCGTATCTATGATGGGGACATTGTTTACATCCACAGCCAACCAGAAGTTGAGAACGGGCAAATTGCCGCCGTGCGTATTGGGGACGAAGCGACACTGAAAAAAGTCCGTATGTACCCGGATATGGTTATTTTGGAGCCAGCTAACCAAGCATTTGAACCGCTTGTGTATCGTATGGAAGAATTGAACGACATAGAAATTCTCGGGAAAGCTGTAGCGTTTACAAGCATTATTCGATAATTTTTGGTACGGGGCGATCAAATGGCAGTGAAAAAGAAAAGTGACAACAGTTCTCGCTTAACCTTCTATGAAATTCTTATTGCGGTTCTAACAGCTCTTGCGGCCGGTATAGCTGGATTTATAATTATCCTTGTGGCCGGATTCGTTTTGTTCTCGGACGCAAAAAGTCCAGCAACGGCAGACCATCCACCCGCTCAAACAATTCGCGGCACACTTCCCTCCGAAGCTTTAGAGGTAACTCCTCCCTCTGTTGAGCCGTCGATGGAACCATCCGACGAGCCAGAACCAGCGGAAACGCTCTTCCCGCAAGCTGCCGCGCCAACTCAGGAACCAGCGCCAACAACCATTCGCGGGAGATCATCGGATACCATTGTTTATGTAAGTAGCGCAGGGAAAATCCACTCAATTCCAAATTGTTCTGGTATGCGGTATTACACCAGGGTGACCCTTGGGGATGCAAATAGAACCGCAAGCAGAGGTGGCTATACATACTGCTCAAACTGCTGGTAGGAGGTGCAATCATGGGCAAAAAAATTGGATTTGGACTTCTGGCTGTCTGGGCTGCCTCTATGGCTGTTGTCTTTCTAGTCGTTCCGTTTCAGTCCACTGGAGACGATGGTGCCACGCTTTTTTCTGGCATCCTCATGGCATTGGTTTATGTCGCCGTCTCAATTCTCAGCGTATTGATCGTACTCGGAGAGCGTGATCCATCCAATATCCGCTGGGGCTGGGGATTCCTAGCATTTATGTGCGCAAATATGGCGGCAATCGGAATTGGTTCGATATTCGCTCCAGGCGGGTCGCAAAACTTGATAGTTGGAATTGTATTCGCCGTACTTGCGTTCCTTTGCGCAAAAAAGTCTGGCAGCGTCGGACGCCTCCTCCCCGAGAGCCGCAAGTATAACACAGGCGACCCGCTCCCTATTTCCGCTTGCCCTGGTCTGCTCCTGGCGCGTGGCGAAGTAGGCCATTTGTGCGAAAAAGTAAAAATTGGGAAAGTAAAAAATGTATCAACTGGCACTGTGACCACCAGATCTGGCGGAAGCGTCCGGATTGCTCGCGGTTTATCTGTCCACAGCGGCACAAGCCACAGTAAAACTATGCGTGCGGACGTTCTGGACACCAGCCCCGGAACTCTTTATGTGACGAATAAGCGGCTGGTTGGATCATCGCCCAAATACAACTTTGACGAGAAAATCTCCTCACTTACGAGCGTTAAAATGTATTCGGATGGCTTCGCGCTCCAATTCGGGAGTAAAAATTACACTATCCTAGTCCAAGACCCGATTTATGTGGCCACAATCCTGCAAATCGCAAATCGGTTAAGCGTTTGAAATGGGATGAATAAAAAAACCGCCCCGGCGCTTCCAACGCCGGGAACGACATAGAAAGGAGCCTCCCATGAACAACGAAGAAAAGATTTTGGAACTACTAGCTCAAATCCAAGCGGATCAGAAAGAGATGAAAGACGATGTCTTTGAACTGAAAGCCACACAGAGCCAAATGCAGACCACTTTGACCCGCGTTGCGGTCACCCAGGAGAGCATCGTGCTCAAGGGCTTGGACGCGCTGGCCGAAGGGCAGGATCTCACTCACCAGCGCCTGAAAAACCTGGCCGGAAAGGACGAACTGGCCGAGCTCCGTGAAGAAGTGCGTCTCCTGCGTTCTGTGGTCGCCCAGCACTCCAAAGACATTGAAGCGCTGAAGGCCGCTCAATGACCAAAGCAAATAAAAAGACCGCCCCCGGCGCTACCAACACCGGGGACGGCTAAGAGGGTAGAAGTCTTGGCGGACAATCTACCCTCTCATTATATCAGGGAGGTTTGCCCATGTCAAAGGAAAACATGATCGTGGTGGGCTACGCCCGCGTCTCCACCGAAAATCAACTGGAGAATTACTCCATTGAGGAGCAGACGGAGCGGCTGAAAGCCTACTGCGCCGCCAAGGGCTGGTCGCTGCGCAAGCTCTATGTGGACGGCGGCTACTCCGGCGGCAACACCAACCGCCCCGCCCTCCAGCAGATGCTTTCCGCCATCCGTGCCGGCGGCGTAGACGCTGTTGTGGTCTACAAGCTGGATCGCCTTTCCCGCTCGCAGAAAGACACCCTGACGCTGATCGAAGACGAACTGCTGGCACACGGCACGGACTTCGTATCCATCAATGAGAACTTTGACACCTCCACGCCCTTTGGCCGGGCCATGATCGGCATCCTGTCCGTGTTCGCACAGCTGGAAAAGGATCAGATTACCGAGCGCTTCACCATGGGCCGGATCGGGCGGAGCAAAGCCGGATACTATCACGGCGGCTCTCACCCGCCCACCGGCTACGACTACAAAGACGGCCTGCTGGTGGTAAATGAATACGAGGCGATCCAGATCCGTGAAATGTTCTCCCGGTTCATTTCCGGGAAGTCTGTCAACTCTATCAGCCGGTATCTCTCGGCGCACTATACCACCAAATGGACGGCCGGCAAGGTACTTACCGCGTTGAGAAACACTGTATATATCGGTAAGGTTCACTTCCGCAAAACAGATTATGATGGAATTCACCAACCTTTGGTTAGTATCGAGGAGTTTCAAACTGCTGCCCGTCTGTTGGATAGTACATCAGAGCGGGAGCTAAAGAAAACCAACGCACAAAAAACCCCTTTCCGGGCTGGATTCCTGCTCAGCGGATTGGTGTATTGCGGGCGGTGCGGCGCACGGTATTCCGCCAATCACGGCTACTACAAATGCTATTCCCGGGCCAAGTCTTCCCGGCAATTCATCAAGGATCCGAACTGTAAAAATGACAACTGGGAGATTGAAAGGCTAGATCAGCTGGTGCAGAAAGAAATACGCGGCATGATATACCAGCCCGATCTCCTGGAAACCGTCGTCCAAGCCGTGGCCGACAGACATGAGGTCAAAATAGACCGACCCGCCCTCCAGAGGCGGATCGCAGAAATTGACAGCCAGATTGCAAAACTCGTCGACCTATACCAGGTTGGCTCCATCCCTATGGAAACAATCACCCAACGCATCAATGCCATTTCCGCAGAGCGGGCCCAGCTTCAGGACCAGTTGGACACGCCGGACTTGATGCCGTCCGTGGAGCGCTTTCTGGAGGCCATTGAGAACTACAAAGCAGGCTTTGACACCGGAGATACTGACAACCGGCGGATGTTCATTGCCTCCCTGGTGGAGCGCATCATAATTGATGGACAATCCGTGGATATTCGTTGGCGCCTCTAGCACAAAATTATATAGGTTATACACATGGTCAGACACTGTTTGCCGCAGGCCCGGCACCTCTGGAAGGCGTGGTCCATGACAAAGGCCACCCGGGGCAGATAGCCCAGATCCTCCAGCAGGGTGAACAGGGGGAAGAAGATGGCCATGGGGGGCAGCATCACCGCCACCACCCAGGCGGTCACCCGGTACACCCCGTCCAGCAGCACCCCGGACAGCCACGCCGGGGCCCCTGACAACCAGCTTTCCAGCGCCGCCCCGATCCGGGCAAACAGCGCCGTGAGCATGGCGGACGGCACATTTGCTCCCGCCACTGTCAGCCACACCACCAGCCCGAACAGCAGCAGCATGAGGGGGACTCCGGTGCTTTTGGAGGTGAGCAGGCGGTCCAGCCGCTGCTGACGGCGCTTGCGCTGCGCCTCCTCGCCCCGCACCACCTGGACGGCGTACCGCTCCGCCAGGGTCACCCGCTCATTGGGGGGCCGCTTCGGGGCGGCGGGGGCGTCCCCTTTCACCAGCCTGGCAATGGCCGCCTTCAGGCTGTCCAGCCCCTCCTGACGGCCGGCGGCAGTGCCCACCACAGGCACCCCCAGCCGCCGGGACAGGGCGGGCAGATCGACTTTGACCCCCATCCGCTCCGCCTCGTCCAGCAGGTTGACGCACACCAGCACATTCCCGGTGAGCTCCAGCACCTGGAGCACCAGGATCAGGTTGCGCTCCAGGCAGGTGGCGTCGCACACCACCACCACACCGTCCGCCTGGCCGCTCTCAATGTAGTCCCGGGCCACCGCCTCCTCCTGAGAGTGGGCCGCCAGCGAGTAAGTACCGGGCAAGTCGATAAGCTGGTACTCCTCCCCCTCAAAGGCGTACTGCCCCCGGGCGGTGGCCACTGTCTTACCTGCCCAGTTCCCTGTATGCTGTCGCAGCCCGGTCAACGCATTGAACAGGGTGGATTTGCCCACGTTGGGGTTGCCCGCCAGCGCCACCCGGTTCATGGCGCGGCCACCGCTTGGGCCGGGACCGCCTGGACCTGCCGCTCCAGCCCCACCCCGTCCGCATCCGCCCGGCGCAGGGCAATGAGCGCTCCACGGATGAGATAGGCGCAGGGGTCCCCGGCAGGGCTGCGCAGCACACAGGTCACCCGGGTGCCGCGCACCAGCCCCAGGTCGGTGAGCCGCCGGTCCATGGCGGGTCCCGCGTTCACTTCGGTCACATAGGCGCTCTCCCCTTCCCGGAGGGCGGATAAACGCAATGCTTCATACATGATTCTTTGCTCCTTTCCCGCGCGGGCCGCCCCGCGGACTGCCCGCAAGCTATCCTATGGCGGGAAAAGGCGGATGGTGAAAAAGCCCCCGCCATTCCGATGAACGGCGGGGGCGAAATGCTGTTCTTAGTTGTTGTAAGCCCGGTAGAGGAAGCAGACGATCTCTCCGCGGTTGCACACTCTGTCCGGGGCAAAGGTATCGCTGCTGCCGTAGCCGTTGGTGACCTTCTTTTCAACCGCCCAGGATACCGCGTCGGCATAAGGCGCGTTCGCGTCCACATCGGAGAAGCTGGCGGCCGTCTCGGCTTCCTGCTCTCCCCGTGCCTGCCAGATATACTGCACGGCCTGGGAACGGGTGCAGGGGGCGTTGGGGTCAAAGGAATCGTCGATCATTTTCTTCTCATAGGCCCAGTTAATCGCGTTCTGGTAAGAAGCCGCCGCAGTGATGGGGGACTTGGCGGCGTCTGGCTTGTCCTCAGCCCGCCACAGGAAGGTCAGAATTTGGGCCTGGGTGCAGTCCACGCTGGGGGCGAACTTGTCACTGATGCCGTATCCGTTGGTGATGCCCTTCCAGGAGGCCCACAGCGCCTCTTTATTGCACCAGGAGAGCAGGTCGGTAAATCCGGGGACAGTCCTGGGAACAGCGTCCTTATCGGCAAATACAATGTTAACCGCCTCGTCCCAGCCGAAGTCAGCTTCGCTCCCCCGGAAGCAAAGCAAGTAGTCCGCGCCAGGGAAATAATGATCGATAAAGTCTTTGCCTATCAAATCGCCATCCTCCGGGGCGGTGAAGGTTGCACC